ACACCCAGGACTACCTCGACCGGCACTACCCGAACTACTACATCTACGTCCTGCAGGGCGCGTTCAATACCGGGGTGAAGCTCTCGGCGGGCACGCACGACAAGGACGGCACGATCGACTGCCTCATCATCGACCGGCGCACCGGCGAGCGGATCTGGAAGCAGGGCCAGAAGATCCTGCGGATCTGCGGGTGGGCTGCCTGGTGGCGTCACACCGGGTCGTGGGCGAGGGCGTCGGCCTGGCACCACCACATGAACTCGCTCGGCACCCTCGAGACCGGATGCCAGGTGGGGATCTTCATCCCGGGACAGAACCGCGACTACCTCGCGAAGCCTCCCCGCAACGGTCTGGCCGGCCACGACGCCGACCCGACCTGGCACCCCCAGGACATCGAAGCGACGGTGTTCGACTACCAGCAGTGGCTGACGAAGGGACGACTCATGGCAAAGCTCGATGCGGATGACCTGATCCAGGTCCGCAAGATCGTGCGCGAGGAGCTCGACCGCTCCTGGAACTCGATCCAGGCGAACGGCCGGCGTCGGCAGGGCAACCTGCTGGCCATCGCTCAGGCGACCGGTGTCCTCCCAGTGAAGAAGGCGGTGGAGAAGAAGTGAACACGCTGCGAAGGTTCCTGCTGTTCTTCGGTCTGACCAAGCAGGACGTGCTGATGGCGATCCGGAACTTCGTGCTCGTCTTCCTCCCCCTGTTCGGCACCGCCGCGCTGGGGTGGCTGAACGAGTGGACGAAGTGGGCGCCCGGCACCCCCGTCCCCGACTGGAAGCCGCTGGCTGCTGCGGCGGTCGCCGGTGTCGCCGCCGGTGTGGTGTCGGCGTTCACGCTGCTGTGGCGTGGCGTCGAGGGGAAGCTCGGCAAGGGCTTCCTGCGCCCGAACCCGCCGAAGCGGTAGCCCCAGAAACGCAGAAGCCCCCGGACCGTGGCTCGGCCGGGGGCTTCTGTCTGCTCAGGACTCGGCGTAGATCGTGCCGCCCTTGGTGTTCAGCCGGGTGGTGGCCTGGACCCGGGTCAGACCCTTGACGGTCTGGCTCCCGTCGTCAGAGACCCACCGGTACTTGATGACGATCGCGCCGCCGTTCTTGGCGCCGCATCCTCCACATGCCATGTTGCTGTCCTTTCACTCGAACCGTGCGAGCAGCGCGGCCTGGTCCGCCGCTGCGGTGTCGGGGAACCGTGCGAGGAGCGCCGCCTGCTCGAGCTTGTCGGCCTGGCGCCGCTCCATCGCCGCGATCACGAGGTCCGCGAACTCCTCCGGGGTCTGCAGCCCGTTGGTGTGGACCGGCTCCGGCTCTCCCACGACCACACCGGCCGCGACCAGGGAGGTCTGCAGCCCTGCCGCCACGTGGGCGGTGGCGATCGGGAACCCGGGCATGTTGACGCACAGGGCAGCCATCAGCTCGAGGTCGGGGCCACCCACGGGACGCCAGTCGCCGGAGATCTTCGAGGCCCGTGCCGCAACCACCTGCTCCGGGGTGGTGCCAGGCCGCACCCAGCCGTGGTACCAGATGCCGAACTCGTCCTCGCCGACAGCGACGTCGGCCCAGACGCTGGTCGAGTTGTCGTAGTGGGCCATCGCCTGACGCATGGAGAGCCGCTGGCCGGCGTGCCCGCCGCCGATGGTGAGCGACCCGCAGGGGACCATCCCCTCGGTGGTGAGGACCCGGCCCAGCATGAAGTAGCCGTACCCGGTGTTCGAGCGGGGCGCAGACTTGCACACGCCCTTGTAGCCGGTGTGGCAGGTGGTGAACTTCGCGACGTGCCCGAAGGTCTCACCCTCCTCGGTGACGTGGTTCGGGCAGCCCCAGGAGCCGTCACGCGGGTCCTGGACCATACGTCCGTCGCCAGGCGCGAACTCGGGGTTGCGGAACCAGGGGGCGGGTGCGACCAGCCCGGCCGCAGCGGTCAGGGACTCCACCTCGTCACGCTCGACCAGGTGGAACGACGAGACGCCCGCCGGGGGAGCGACCGTGGTGGGCTCGAGACCCGCCTGCTCCGAGGGCGCACGTCCCGGCCAGTACTTGATGGCGTCGTAGTGCCACTGGGCGCAGATGGCGTTCAGGTAGCGCAGGGTGTCCGGCGAGTGCTTCGTGAGCTCCTTGCCGATGAGGATGCGGCAGCGGTTGAAGTCGCCGGGGGTGCCCCACGCGACCTTCTCGTAGCCCTCCTGGCCCGGCTTCGTCCAGTAGTCGTGGAGCCGGCGGGTGTCCTCCGGGTTGGTGACCCAGCCGGGACCGCGCTTGAACTGCTCGATCTGGAACTCCATGAAGTCGACCCCGGCGGAGGCGACCAGCGCCTCGTCGTTCTCCCAGGCAGCCTCCTCGAGCGGGGTGCCGTCCATGAACCCCTCGGGGGGTGCGCCCAGCGAGACCCACGCCTCGGCGAACGCCGGGATGGGCAGCACCGAGGCGGACGCGATGCGCCCGTTCTCGAACCACTGGGTGCCGGTCTCCTCGTCCTCGTAGGCGAAGGTCAGGTCGGTGGAGTCGGCGTCGATGGAGACGCCGAAGCGGGGGAAGTGGGACGCCATGCCGAGGAACTCGTCGGCCTCCTTGTTGGGCAGGGTGACCCCGCTGCCCCGGATCTCCTTGCCCACCCGGGTGAGCGCGTCGATGCGGTGGGTGACCACGGAGCCGTTGTGGCCCGGCGCGGACGTCTTCTGCCACGACATCGGCAGGGGCAGGGGCCGCTGGGACAGGTTGCGCATCCCGCGCCCGTCGCCGGAGCGGTGGTTCTCGACCGCCATGACGCCGTGCCAGGGGATCAGACCGCCGTACTCGTCGACCTCCTCCTCCACGTCCTCGGGGTCGGTGGGCTCCTCGGTGGCCGGCGACTCGACCGGCTCCTCCTCCTCGGGGGTGATGGCGTACGACGCCTGCGCACCACCGACCATCACGATGTCGTCGGAGGTGTACGTGATCGTCGGCGTGGAGGCCACGATGGGCTCCGTGGTGGGGCCGGTGGGGTCTGCCATGTCGGTCTCCTCCGATGCGAACTGCGACCAGTCGGTGGTGTAGACCTCGGGTCGCAGGGCGGTGCCGAGGTTGAGAATCTGCTCAAGAGTGAACCACGCCGAGACGTCCGGGTTGCGGCGCTCCGGGTCGTCGGGGTTGACTAGCTCTGCGGCGGCAAGGTCGGGGTTGAGCTCCGGGAACGCCGTCGCCTCCACCGGGGTCGTCCAGACGAACCCCTGGTAGATCCCGTCCGGGGAGCGCCATCCCCCGGTTACCTCCCCGGGCGGGACGGGGAGGCCCGTCTCCTCGTTGAACTCCCGGATCGCAGCGGTCTGCGGGTCCTCGTCCCCTTCGAGCCCGCCACCCGGGAACTCCCAGGTGCCGATCACGTCCGGCGGGTCGTCCTGGTCCAGGGAGCGCTGGATGAGCAGCACCCGTCCGGTGTCGGCGGCCTGCACGGCGAAGCCTGCGTGGGTGACCTCGACCTCGCTGTTGTCGATGGCGACCTCGTCGACCGGGTGGATGGCCTCGCCCCTCGGGTTCTCGCTCATGCGACTACTCCTGACGTCTTGAGCCACGCCATCATGAAGTCCGGGTCGTGCTCGATCTTGTCGCGGACCCGGGCCTCGACGTACGCCGACAGCGCGGGCATCACGTCTGCCGGGTCGTAGCCGGTGCCGGCCAGCATCTCGTTCGCCAGGGGGAACGCCCCGTCGAGGAGCTTGTCGCAGTCCAGCGACTTCACGGCCGCGCAGTGCACCGCGTACGTGGGGGTGTTGGCGGGCTTGACCCCGGACTGGATGAGCCGGTTCCCGACCCGGGCCAGGGCGGTGAGGACCATGGCGTTGCACGCGACCCTGAGCCCCGCTGCCTGCTCGGACGGGTCACGTGGGCGGGTGGGGTGCTCCACCAGGGACGGCGGCGGAGGTGCCTCCGGGGTCTTGGCCTCGATCGCAGGGTGCTCGACCACGCCGCTGGGGATGTTGACCCCGATGACCTCGGCCGCGTACGCCACCTGCTCGGGGGTGTTGGAGCCGGTGGCGATCTTGCGGATCAGCCACGCCTTCTGCTGCTCCTTGTTGGGCAGGTCGGAGGTGTCGAACCCGTTCTCCCGCAGCACCGCCTCGTCGGAGAGGATGCCCCGGTCCCACAGCTGGAACGCCTCCTTGGACCGGTCCGGGCGGAGCTTGAGGCCCGCCGCATCGCCGCCGACCTTCTGCTTGGTGCCCTCCACCTGGATGCGGATGTAGGAGACGGTGATGGCGTTGGCGATCAGCTCGAGCGTGGGCTCGATGTGGAGCTTGATCCCCGACTCCTCGATCTGCCAGGCGCCCCAGTGGGACACCCCGTTCGAGGACCCGCCGCCGGTGCCGCCGTTGGACGACATGCCCTCGACGAGCTCGTTGGGCAGGTCCATGCCGGAGGCGAAGCGGTGGATGGCGGCGAACCGCATGGTCCCGGAGTGCTCGTCCAGCGGGGACCAGAACTCGGTGATCTTCCCCATCTTGTCGAGCACGTCGTCGGGGACCTGGATGATGACCGGAACCCGAGCAGCGGGGGTGCCCGGGTTCCGGAGGACTGCGGCGCCGGTGTCGGCGATGATCTGCATCAGCTTCGTGGGGCCGTTGGCGGTCTCGCCCGACTTGCCCATCGACTTGGGTGCCGGGAGGTCCATGCCCTCGGGGACCCACATGATCCCGGCGGAGGTGATGCGGGAGATCAGCTGGGCGTTGACGTGCAGGTCGAGGTTCTCGATCTCGCGGAGCACGGGGAGCATCGACTTGAACGGCGAGTCTGCCTGCATCCGCAGGTACGGGTCGGGCTGCCAGACCCGGATGACGGTGTCGTCCTCGGTGAGCACGATGTCGGGGTAGCCCTCGTACTTGAGGGTCCAGAAGGTGCCGTTGGTGGAGACCTCGAGCGGGGAGATGACCTCCCAGATGACGGACCCGTCGCCGACCAGGGACGGCATCCCCGGGGGGAGGGTCTGCCGGCCGATGATGAAGCACTCGCCGGCCACCTTGAGGTGGACCCCGATGTCGTGCAGCATCTGGGCCTGGTTCTCCTTCCCGGCGAACATGTCGTCCAGGAACTGGGCCTCAGTGGAGGTGAAGTCGTTCTCCCAGCGGAGGGTGTTCTCCTCGATCACCGGGTTCTTCATGTTCAGGGTGCACTTCGACAGCGCGTTCCCGTAGTACTGGGCGGCGTACCTGGCCTCGCCGATGATGGAGTAGAAGCGGTAACACTCCCGCTGCCAGCCCTTGTCGGTCCCGTAGACCCTGGGGGCCTCGGCCCCGGTGTACGCCTCGGAGGAGGCGACGAGCGCCTGCTGGTTCGCCGACGGGTGGGTCATTCGTGTGGTGGTGGTGGTGCCTCGTGTCCGAGCTCGACCCGCCATGAACTCGTTCCCCTCAGTCGTCTGCGCCGTCGAAGGTCACTACGTAGGCTGCGACGTACGACGCCGCAAGCCATCCGTTGACCAGCCACCACACCGTGTTCCAGTCGGTGAAGTAGCCCCAGAGTAGGACACCGAGGGTGCTCCACACGGCAAAGCAGAAGTGGCAGTGCAGGAGAAGATTCCAGCCGTCCTTGTCGGTGCGCTCCGGAACGAGCAGGTCCCAGCGGTACCGGAGCCACGAGATCGGGGGCCAGTGGTCGTGGATGAACAGCCGCGCCAGGCGCCCCGAGGACAGGCTGACGACGGCGGCGATGGCGACCCACTGGAAGGTGGACGGCTCAGCGATGGACTGCATGGGACTCCTACATGTCGGCCGGGATCGCGGCGGCCCAAGAGCCTCCGGTTCCCAGAAGGTTGGTGGCTCCGTGGACCAGTGCGTCGACCCGGTTAGGTGATGCTCCCACGCCGGGCACCCAGGAGGTCTGCTCATCCTCGAGCTTCTCGAGCGTGCCGCGCTCGCCCACGTGGAAGACGCGCTTCTTCTCGTACACCGCCACGATGGGCTCCGCACGCAGCTCCTTGCCGCGCCGGGAGGTGACCTCCACGAACCGGGGGGCGATGTAGCCGGCGCCCCGGGAGGCGACCTCGGCGTCGAGGACCCGACGGACCATGTCGCCGCCGTAGTTCTTCTCGAACACCACCCGGTCGGCGGAGAAGTTGACGGCAGCGGTGAGCGCCTTCTTGGCCCACCCTTCCGGCGAGTACTTCCCGGAGAGGTCGGCGAGGACGTACAGGTTCTTGTCGGCGTCGATGCCGATGACCACGATGCCGGTCTCGTCGGAGCGCTTGTTGGCGGTGCCGGCCGGGTCGATCGAGACCACGATGGTGACCAGGTTGGGGACCTCGTCGGGGTCGATGGACCGGATCATCTCCCAGTTCCACAGCGCCCCCTCGACGTCGGCGAGGATCTCGCCCTCGAGCTCCTGGCGACCCATCCGGGTGCCCTTCTTCGGGTCGAGCACCAGGCGCTGGTAGAAGTTGGACAGGTTGGTGAGGTTCACCCAGGACGACACGCGGCGGTCGATGGTGAGCGCGTCGGCCACCTGCTTCTTCACCCACTTCGTGGACTTCGGGGTGGAGGTGGCCACGATCTTGGGGTGCTGGCCCTTGCGCAGGCCGTACAGCATGTTCTCCCAGCACTCCTCGACGAGCGCCCAGTGAGCGGGCTCGTCGCCCCACACGTAGCCGGAGTTCTGTCCACGCAGACGGTCGGGCTCCTCGGCGGAGTAGCCGAGGGCGATGGCGCCGTTGGGCCAGGTGAGCTGCTTCTTCGACGGCTCCCACACGGGCTTCTTGTCGGGGGGCGAGCAGGCCAGGATGCCGGAGTCGCCCTCGACCATGGTGGCGCGCAGGTCGGGGCCGGTGGCGGCGATGAGGGTGACCCGGGGGACCTTCCCGGCGAGCGCCACCTTGTTGGTGATCTCGGAGCCCATCTTGGTCTTGCCTGCACCACGCCCGGAGCGGACGAACAGGGTGGCCCAGTCGCCGTTCCACCGGGGCGGGCGCTGGTCGACCCGGGAGTGGGGGAACGTCCACTCGTCCAGGACCAGGCCCTTGACCCCGCAGTGGAGGCAGGCGCCGAGGCCGAGGCCGTTGACGATGATCTCGTCGGAGTCCTCGTCGCGCTTCCACTCGTGCCCGTAGGGGCGGGGGCACTCGCGCTCGTCGGTGGGCCAGGCGTGCGGCTGTCCGTTGCACCCGGGGTTGGGGCAGTAGAACGGCCGGTAGCGCCGGACCGCACCCATCTGCAGCATGGCGAGGAGCTTGGACTGGGCCTCGGGCTTCCAGTGCCGGTACTCGTCGGGGACCTGGTCGGTGAGCGTCATGACGACGCCCCGGGGAAGTCAGCGGGCGCCGGCGAACTGGCTGCAGTGCTCACGGTGCTTGAGAGCGCACTCGCGACACCACCAGCCACGGTGGATCGTGAACGCCTGGGTGCCGACCTTGAGCCACGCACCACAGCCGCCCGCGCACCGCTGGGACATCCGGACCTTGGCCATAGGCCCATAGTACCCACCTTGACCTCGATCACTCACTCGACTTACTGGGCTGACTGCGAGCAACTACGCCGGGGTTCTGCTCCCAGGTGAGCGGCATCGCCGCCATCAGTGCAGCCTTGTCCTCGCCGAGCTCCTCAGCGAACAGGGTGGTGAGTCGGTCGCGGAACCAGTCCGACATGGTCTTGAAGCCCGCCTTCTCGGCCGCCTCCCGGGCCAGGAACGGGGTCTCGAGGGACACGTGGACCCGCACGACCGCGTAGTCGACGCCGTACTTGGCGCCCATCAGGCTGTCTCCTCCACGATCTCGGCGTCCACGACGTCGGCCCGCTTCGCCTCGAGCGCCAGGATCTCGGAGTCGTCGGCGTCGTCACCGAAGATGTCGCCCTCCTCGACGGGCTTCGCGCCCACGGAGAGGATCTTGGTGGCCATCTCCTCGATCATCTCGGTGGTGGGGTTGGAGATGACCAGCTGGGTGGGGGCGGCGAGGCCGTTGAGGCGGACCCAGTCCATGACGACCGACTGGGCGCGGGCGTTGGCGGCCAGGTGCTCGGGGTCGTTGGGGTCGGTGGCCTTCTTCCACGCCGAGCGGGACAGCATCTCGAGGCGCCGGCTGGCCATGTCGCGCATCATGGCCTGCGACTTCGGGTGCTCCTTGAGCTCGTTGGCCATGTGGCCCTCGATGGCGCGCAGCGCTGAGGTGGCGGTGGGGTAGCCGCACTTCCTGGCCACGAACTTGAGGGTCTTGTGGTCGTCCACGTACAGCTTGGTGGCCATCGCGGCCTTCTCGCGGCGAGCCCTGGCGGTGCCGGACTGCGACGACGCCGCCGTCTCGCGTACCCCGGTGGGGTGTGTCGGGTCCTGTTCCATGCGGCGATGGTACTTGCCACGCCACGTTTTCTGTGGACGTGCAGGAGCCCCGACCCGCTGGTAACGGGTCGGGGCTCGGATGCTCAGGCCAGGACGACCTTCTTGAGCGTGCCCGGTGCGACGGTGACGCCGTCGCCGACGAACAGGTTGAAGTTGGTCGTGTTGTAGCCGAGCTCCCCGACGCCGAGGATGATGTTGGCGGCGGTCCACTCGGT